GTTGTATCGCAAACGCGGTATACTCAACCACTCACACATGGTTGTGTCAACATCTCTACTTGCGCTGAGCAGCGCCTAACTAATCTATGCCATACATAATTCTCCTATGTTGCTCTTCTATGGCTCCGTTGTTATAACCTCGGCCGCTTGTACTATTATTACTATTGCCGAAGTTTTGAAGTGCTAAATTAGCACCTCCGGTTGCTCTACCTATGACTGCTGAAATTAAAGTAGATACAGCTTCCTTCTCATAGGATACAGCTTTATGGAAGACCCCAGATGCAAATCCTTTCAATTTCTCCATCCAACTGCTCTTATGTACATGTTCTGCTACAGCTTCTTCCTGGTCTCCATTGACAGCTTTATGCACCAATTGATCAAATTTGGGTACACAAGTTTTCTCTATCAAAGTGTTATACTCTATAGTATTTAATCTATTCTCTGATGAGGTTTGCACGTATAAATTCTCGTCCACTGTGGGTACGAATTCTTGCACTAATACTGCTTCCGCCATTATACATGCGGTAGAAGCTGGTAATCCTTCAAAGTAAGCGTAACCTTCTAGAGGGTATCCAGATGATTCTACCGTCTCAGTTATAGTTGTTTGACCACCAGTCAATTTGGGTCGCCACCAATACCAACCGTCTTCGATGACGTGTACTTGTCCATGTAAATGGTACGGTGCATCAATAGTGCTGATGTTGCCACCCACTTGTAAATGCGTGCCGTCCATAATGTACGCTATTCCTCCTCTGTTAAGCAATGGCCCTATATATTTGAATCTAACTGCACACGTGACCGTAAACACATTAGACGCTCCTTTTGAACCTATGGTCATCGCTGGAGTGTATATATTAGACGATGAAGCATGTGCGGGTGAAGTATTGTCAAAACTAACTACTAAGCTAACGTCAGGATCGTATTGACATCGCACTGCTAATTTGCCTGCTGCATCTGTACTCAAGGTGCATATACCCATTTTCTTAAAGATAGCGGTATTCGTGCTGTGTGCAAATGGCACTCTAAAGGTCTCATTCTTGAAAGGGTTCATGTATATAGAGATAGCCCTCTGTAATTTGCTCTGTTTCTTCTCTCTGATCTGCATGTTCTTCATTTGGTTAAGCAGCCCTTGATACGGATTACTTCTAACAACAACATTATTAAAATTCCTTTGATTGCCAACATTACGCTTAACATTGTTATTGCTACGTTTCTTTGCATTCGGTTTGGTTTTTCGGTATTTCTGTGTATTTCCATTCATCTCGTATATATTTTCTCTGGGTGCCTTACGCTGCGTAAACGCATTTCGCGATCCTACGTAGGCTTCTACACAATCTACTGGCATAACTACTATATCTCCTATCTTGTCTACTGACTGATATTGTCCTATTATGCTCACGACTGTCGTCCACGGTTTCTTGAACAAGCTGGATAAGAAATCCAACTCCATATTGCTCACTGCACTTACTCCGTGATACATCTTAGTAGCCACGTACTTTTGAGTTTGCTCCATCCACGCATTTAGAGTCAATTTACAAGTGTCTCCTATTCTAAATCTAGACATGACTATCTCTCTCAGCCAAGTGGTTGATTTACACCAATCCCATTCACATTTAGCCACAGCAAGTGAGTGACTCCGCGGGTCTTTGAGATAATCCCTATTCGATCCAGTATAATGTCTACTCTTGGTAATCATCTTTTTAGGGTCTCTAATCAACTTTATGCGCTT